GATCTTTTTCATATGCCATTGACCGCTCCCAGCTGTCTCCGTATCCACAATAATCAAGGTGTTCATCACAATCTTTTAAAAGAAGCACCATATTTTTACATTTTTCCCGCAACCGCTCGATCTCATCAATCGCTGGCAAGAACACATCAGAATAATCGCAGTCAAATGTCATCAGCAGGTCGTTGGTCTTCTTCAACGTCATAATAATATCTTCATCCATCACTCTTTCTCCTTCAATATTGGCGGCTCTGGTAATAGCATCCAATGGGAAGGCGTGTTCTTTTCATCCAATGGATACCATATGCCACCTTCAGGAATACCAAACTGCGACCCAAAACTTTTTTTGAACTCGGACCAACTACAAATATATCGGCTCCATCCATAACCAACCCCAAGGTTCTTTGCCCCAATAAAAAGCCTTCCGTCTTTTGGTGCAGTTTCAATAGGTTGCCAATCTGTCATCACACTTTCTCCAATGCGTTTTGTGCGTCTTTCATGACAGAAAACCAATCAGCGTCACCGTTTTTAACAAAGTTCCGTATTGCTTTTGCGGCTTGTTCTGCGGTTACTTTGTTGTAGCTATCTACCAGACCATCCCACAATAACCAGCTTTCACCATTTTTATCTTTATCCGCTGCATCAGCGTACTCTTGAAACGGCGGGTAGAATAGTTCATGAAGATTTTTATCCTGATACTCTGCATCCTGAACAAATTGTTCCGCTCTGTCCACGGCATCATCGCCGTAGAAAATTGTACCCTCGTCTGTTCTTGGGTCGGGCATTTCCTTGTTCAAAAGCCAGCACCATCCACCAATACAGGCTACCGTGCCACAATCGTAATCGGTGTGGGCTGTAACCTGTAAATTAAAGTTCATTTGGTTTGGCTTTGGTGGGTTATCACCAAAGTTGGTTCGTGGATCAGTATGGATGATGGCTTTTGTTTCCAGCATTTCTGCTACAGCCAACAGTGCTTCCTTCAAACCTTTTTTAGTGTCTATCTTTTTGTTCATCTTACGCTTTCTTTCCTATTGCTGTTTTAGGGGGGACGGTTTTTAGTCGCTCAACTATGTCCATCACTTTGCCTCCCAATATTTGCTTTCCCAACCTTCATTCCAGTAACCCCGTCTTGGGTCATCTGGAGGCCAAGGATTAGCGTCTATAAGATACCCATCCCTGAATGCCATCCTGCCTTCTGCCCGTGTTGTGTCTGGGTGGGCAACGAGGTCGAGAAAAGCATCTAACGACATCTTCATTGTGCTGTCAGTCATCTGATAATCACCTTGATCTTGATACCGTGAAACAACTCCGCTGCCTTCTTCCTGAGACGGTATGCAGCGTCCTTTGCCGTCCCTGTAGACTTTAACTCCTCAATGATCCGTTCACCCTTTAACGTGTAGGCAAAGTCTGCCGTGTAGGTGCAGTAGTGTTGGTCATTGATAGAAACACGAAACTCAGGTTGCAGTTCAAGATCAGAGATTTCTTTGGCCCTGACCCACAGCTTGAGTTCCGCATATCGCTTCATCTCCTTCTTGGACGCAAACGCAATACCATCTAGCGTCCTCTCGTCGATTGGCGACACTGCAAATCTATTTTTATTTTTTATCATCGTCAAGCCCCCTTGCAATATTATTTTTTTGGGTTATGTTTCTGTTGTCAAACAACGCCACAGGGAGATTAGGCATGGCAACATCGTTTTTCAATGACATTGAAGACTTCAGTATTACCTTCACATATTCTGATCAGGCAAACAAGACGGCAATGCACATTCTGATCAACACTGCACCTCGGATTGAGGGCCAAGCGGTGTCTCATGAAGAGGCTGTCCTCATGTATCGTGGGACTCCTTCTCAGCTGCGTGAGAAGCTCGACGCCGAGCTTAAACACTTCATGGCTGCAAATGTATGAGGACTACATCGCAGGTCATGAATGGGGATGGATATTCATGGCCTGTTGGGTGTCTGGGACTCTGCTTATCTACTTTGCGTTCTTGCAGGTTCAGAAGTGGAGAAAGAAAGACAATGATCCATATAAAGATGAAGACAACTTTGGGAGACACTAATGAGCATACTCGATAACCTTGGCCTGACGCCGGAGCAGAAGGCATTCAGACGCAATAGCATTGGCGGCTCAGATGCCAATATCATCATGTCCGGCAACGACGAGAGGATACTTCAGCTGTGGAAGGAAAAGAGCGGCAAGGCAGAGGGTGAAGACCTGTCGGAAGTTCTTCAAGTCATGCTTGGCTCATTCACTGAGTCATTCAACCGCGCATGGTACGAGAAGAAGCATAGAAAGATCATTACAAATGTTGGTGACCAGATGATCTGTCTGGATCATCCATTCATGGCCTGTACGCTTGATGGAATGGTAAATGGCGAGGAAGTGTGGGAAGCAAAGCACGTCTCGGCCTTTGCCAAGGACGATGAAGTCCTTGAGAAGTATATGCCACAGCTGACCCACAACATGATTGTCTGTGGGGTTAAGTCTGCTGTGCTTTCAGTCATCTTTGGCAACCACAAGCATGAGACATACAGTGTCTCTCTTGACCCTGATTATGCTGCAAAGCTGATTGCCGCCGAGGAAAACTTCTGGAACTGCATCCATAACGATATCCAACCAGTTATCGTACATACAAAATATCAAGGTCCAGTCGAGCGTAAGGTTGATATGTCTGGGAACAATAGCTGGAGCGCAGCTGCCGCTGACTTCCTTGGCTCCCTTGACCTAGCAAAGCAACATGACAAGGCTAAGTCCATACTGAAAGAATTGGTTGAGGACGATGTTGTCGAGGCTTCCGGCCACGGCATTATCGCAAAACGATCAAAGACTGGCGCTATAACCATAAAGGAAACCAAATGAAGACCTCAGAACAGATCAATGAAATTGCAACTGCTCTTGCCAAGGCACAGGGTGAGGTTGCAAACCCTGTTTTCAACAAGACCAATCCGCACTTTAGATCAAAATATGCAGACCTGTCGTCTGTGTTGAATGTCGTGCGTCCTGCTCTTTCAAAGAACAATATCTCGATCATGCAGATGACCAACATAGAAGAAGCCGGAGTTGTCCTCTACACGCGCCTGACCCATACCAGTGGGCAGTGGATTGAGTCGGTTTATCCAGTGACGGCATCTGGCAAACATCAGGAGATTGCAGCTGCCTTGACCTATGCCAAGCGACTAAGTTTGTCGGCAATTGTCGGAGTTGCAGGAGAAGAGGATGATGATGGCAACGCGGCTAACGATCTTCCCGTCGCCACAAAGGCCGCTCCCAAAGCACCCCCTCTTCCAAAGATGAGCGTAGCAGATAGCAAAAAGGCAATGGACGATATGCTTCTTGATCTTGATGGCTGTGCAACCAAAGAAAACCTTCAAGAGTGGGCGACACGCAATTCCAAGAAGAAGGGTGAACTCTGGGAAGAACATCAAGCAGAGGTTACTCAGGCGTTTCAGAAGGCACAGACCCGTATCAGGGAAGCCGCTCAATGAGCATTCCGACACTCATCATGCGACGGAGCGGGGACAAGCTAGTCCCCGTTACGGAGTGGGATAGGGAGCATTTGCTTGAAATCCCTGAAGGGAAAGACCTGTCGGTCAAGACATCACGGTCGCGCAGTTCCAAGCAACACAGATTATTTTGGTCGTTAATGAAGATAGTTGTGGATAACCATCCCTACTATTTAAGGCCGGAGCAGTTGGTTGAATGGCTTAAAGTGCGGCTTGGATACGTTGAAGAAGTCATGTTCCATGATGGGGGAATGATGACAAAGGTATCATCCATATCGTTCTCTTCTATGGGGCAGGATGATTTTCAAAAGTTCTTCAATCTGGCTCTGCACGTCATCATATCCGAGGTTGTCCCGATTGATCGGGAGCAGCTTCTTAAAGAGGTCGAGGCTGTTTTAGGGGAGAAAATGGAGCCATGGGTAACCCAGTAAGAACAAATGGTTGGACTAAGGAAGAACTCGATATTGTTGTCCGCATGGCAAACGACGGCAGGACTGCATCTCAGATTGCTATTGCTCTAAAAACTGGGAGAACGCGCAACGCTGTTATCGGCGTCATCAATCGACGCAAGATATCTTTACAGATCAAACGTCCACAAGTGCCTAAGAGAAAGCCAAGGAAGACTGTTGTTCTTAGCATTGTGAATGTCAGGGTTCCTCGTAGCAATCCTGATCCTCCAATGGCTGTGGCGGCGGTAGAGAAGTTTGTCGCCCCGCTGAAGCGTCCAGACGTGGAGTATGGGCCTACTCTCTTCACTGAAACTGAACGTGACCAATGCAGGTTCATCATTGGGAGGAAAGGCCACGACTCCATCGTCTGTGGAGAGCCAATCTTCAAGAAAAGTTGGTGCAAGCATCATTACAAAATTGTTTATGTCCCGCCTGAAAGGAGAGCTAAATGAGTGAGCAGCACGATAAATTTCTCAAACGGCTTGATGGTTCTCGCGTTGCCGTGTTCAGGGTTGCTGAATGGCTTCACTCCAAAGGGTACACTGTTACCATACCAAGCATCAGCTACGCCCCAGATGCGAGCAAACATATGGATTATGTTGATGATGGGGATATTTTTATCAACAGGCCAGAAGACAAAAGCAAACTTGCACGAATAGAAGTGAAACATATTGACACAGATTTTGATTGTAGAGGCAACTGGCCTTACAAAGTCATGTTTGTGTCCAACAAAGATGCGGTAGACCGTGCTGACCCAGAGCCTTTTTTTTACATCATCGTCAATAAAGAGATGACCCACGGCGGTATCATTTATTTCAAGACGAAAGACCAATGGACTGTAAAAACGGGCAAAGCAAATAACACTGGGAATATAGAGACTAATTACGCCATTGATCCTGAT